CCACAGACCTCGATGGCAAGCGTTTGATGATCCTTTGAAGGAAATCTAAACTCTACGTGTGATAACGCGTTGATCTCTGCGCAGGTGTCTTGAACCGCGCTTGCGATGTCAGTGTTCCAACCTTCGGCTGGATCTAGTGCCATTTGACGGCTAACCTCATCGTGGTTTCCGTTTATCACCGCGACAATTACCCTGTCCGCTAGGGGAGCAAACGCCTTAACCTGCGATAGAAGAAGTCTGCGGCCAACTCGTATTTGTTCGGTAAGTCCCATGTCTGATGCGGAGTGGCTTTGCAGACGTCCATGTTGAGAAACAATTCCCTCAACGTGATCTCCAAGTAGTGCGATAACTACCGTCCCAACGCTACGACCAATCTTTCTTAGTTCACTTAGTCGTGTTACGGCACCGTCGGTAGCGTCAAGAAGACGCTGAATAGTCTCTGATGTACCTTCACCGTTTGCCTTTTTACCTAGCTGCTGATCACTTGGGGCAAATACAAACGCAAGTTCACCTGACGTAACTTTAGCTGATCTACCTGGTTTCCATTTATCTAACGTAGATACAAGTTCAGCGATGTCTTCCTTGCTTGCTTGTTCAGCTGCAACTGGAATAACAGATGCACGAAAGGCTTCTAGCCATTCCCCGTCCCACCGTTGCCAGCGAGATTTACGTACCGAGGTGACCTTCCACTGAGAAGGATCCAGCTTAAACTCGTTGAGAAGATCGTCCGCATCTGGGCTGTTGCCTTCTGGACGTGCGGTAGATATTAGATAGCCGCCGTCTTCGTCTATCTCCATGCGGGGACGCCAATTTTCTGGCGTGTTAAGAACTCGATGATCAGACCCTGATGGTCCTGCTTTTGCCAGCTTTTCGGAGAGTGACATCTGCTAGACTTTTGCTTACTTGCCGTACTTAGGGCTTGACCCAAAACACCGACATATTCCTCGGCGATGCTTAGTTACGGCTGAGTCTCCTACGTCAAAACCTTCGTCTCTAAGTGCGGCAGCAATCGCCGTGTTGGGCAGTCTTCCTGGAGTTCCATATGGCATATCCATAACTTCACCAAGCTTGATTCTGTCTTCTTTTGACAGTTGAGTTCCAGTAAGCAACGTACCAATTTTGCATGGAAGTCCCGCTCCTGCAGGGGTTGCTTCCGATAAACGCTCTGCTAGTGACATATAGTTACCCCTAACTAGTCTCCTATACGCGGAATGCGCGAGTACAACTATATACTATAAGTGAGCACTTTAGAATACACTTAAGGAAAAAGTTTTGAAGGATTACAAATGTACACTTAGTAAACTATAAAGGTACAATAAACAGTTCTTAGAACTGTAACATTAAAGATATTTTATAGAAAGTAATTATATTAAAAACTAAAGCAAGAAAACTGCTTTATACTTTATTTTTTAGGCTGACTTTCTTTTTCTTACTGCCTTGACTGGTGATACCTTAACCGCTGGTTGTCCTAGCATTGTTAATAGGACTTCCTTTATAATCTTTACCTCTGCCGATGTTTCCTTGGCGCAAAGGGTTAAATCGTTTACCCGGTCTGCTAGTGAATCCCCGCCATTTTCCCATAACTGGTGCTCTACACGATTAAGACGCTCAGACAGTGTTCGCCCGTCTTCGTCTACTCCTAGGTTTTCGTCCATACGTCGTGCAATTCGATACACTGCCACAACCGCGCCAAAAATAACGCCAAGTGCGGTAAGCATTCCGGCAATAGAAAGAATAGTATTAGTAGGACTCATTTACTTCACTTCCGATAGCACGGGTAGAATAATTAACTATAAACCGTTATGTATGGTAGGATAGGTAAATAACTGCAAATTGGTGTATCGGTGTACTTTGTAAAACTTTACTGAAAGCGTTGTTACAAATGCGGTAGATACCCGTTATAGTGGTCTTGTTACAAATTCCGCAAACTAACTAAACTGCTTTTGCTCATCGGAAAAGATGAGTAATAATAGTTGTCTATCAACGGTTTTGTATAACTGAAGTGATGAGAGGTTTTTAAGATGCAGCAGACACAGCGACGAATGAGCGTAAGAAGCGTTGCCCTAGCGTATGGAATTCCAGCAAGAACTGTTGCTCGTGCTGTAGGCACTGGAGAACTTCCATCAGTTATAACTACGACTGAGACCGGTCGTGAGCGCGCCTATATCTCTGCGGACGATGCAGAAAAGTGGTTTGATTCACTTCATGTAACTTCGCGCGAGAAGGTGCGTGCCTAATACATGTCATCTTGGGAGTCAGCAACAGGTAGAATTCAACCAGCCGCTCAGTGGTATGCATCGCAGGGGTGGAAGATTCTTCCATGTTACGGAATTGTAGCCGGGCGTTGTACGTGTAACGGAACTCACGGAGAGCCTAAGGATGTCGGCAAGCACCCATCAATTCCAGAGTGGAACACTCGTGCAACGTCTGACGTTGAGACAGTTACGCACTGGTGGGACTCAATGGCAGACAACAACGTTGGTGTTCATTGCCAGCCAAGTGGATTTTTTGTAATTGACATTGACCCACGCTCCGATGGCCCTGCGTCATTTGAAAGATTTGAAGCTTTGCTTGAAGGAGCACTTCCTCCAACAGTTGAGGCGCTTACTGGTGAGTATAACTACAACGGAAAGCCAACGCGTGGACGTCACCTCTTCTATAAGTGCGATGAAAACGAAGCGCTTGTAGGAAATCTTATTAAGTCGGGTCTTAAGGGAATCGACATTAAGCACAATGGTTACGTCTTAATTGCGCCATCGCGACACTTTTCCGGTACATGCTATGACTGGGCTCCAGGAAAAGCTCCGTGGGAAATTGAGATGGCTGAGGCTCCCGAGGAACTTCTCTCTGCACTTCGTAAGCGTGGTCGTCGTTCCGGCACAAGCTTAGGTGATGCCGAGTGGGGTTGGCTTGACGGACTAGACTTTGGTGGAGAAAAGGTTGACATTGAACGTCTTCTTGAAGAAGGAATTGACGAAGGCTCTCGTGCTGTAGATCTATACTCTATGACTTGCGCACTTGCGAATAAGTTCCCAGTACACACTGAGGCTGGTAAGCTTGCTGTTGAGACAATGATGATTCGCTTTAACGCCGAGAAGGTACGTCCTCCGCTGCCTCTTGAAGGTCAAGGCGGATTACTTATGCACGTTCGTCGTGCTATTGACTTTGTTCTTAATAATCCAAAGACCGAGCGCATGTGGCCAGGACTACAAGAATGGGCACAAAAATCTCAAGAGGAGTCACGCTCTAGCGTTATTGAAAAGAAACCTGCTGAGAAAACTCACTACGAGACAAATGACTCAACAAATCTTTTACCTGGAACAGTCGGTGGAACTGTAAACACGTCTATACAAGACGGAGATTCATTACAGAGCGCGTCTAATCTTTCTAATATTGACGTTCCTAAGGACCCTGATGCCATCGGTGACGGCGAAGGCGGCGAACCTGGTAAGCGCACACTTTCAGACACAGGTAATGGCCGTCGTCTTGTAGACTCGTTTGGTCCAGCAGTTCGATATACACCTGGACTTGGTTGGTTCCACTGGGACGGTGGATACTGGAAACCTGACGTAGAAAATCTTGAAATGCGCGAGCTTGCAAAGAAACTTGCACCAGTCATTGCATCCGAGGTTGTTAACTACGATGACGCTGAAAAACAATCAGAGGTTATTAAGTGGGCTCAACAAGCAAAATCAAACTCTCGGTTAGCAAGTGCAATTGAGTCTGCTACGTCAGATCCGCGCATTCTTGTTGGAGTTGAGAACTGGGACTCAGACGAGCATCTACTTGGTGTATCCAATGGAGTTATTGACCTACGCACTGGAGAGCTCTTAAAAGGACGTCCAGACCTCTATATTACCCGTCGTGCACCTGTTTCATACACACAAGGAATGCGTAATATCCGTTGGGAGCAGTTCTTAGATTTTGCTACTGGTGGAGATAAAGAATTCCAAGATTGGTTGCAACGTGCTGCTGGTTACTCACTGACTGGTTTACGAACTCACGATGTTATGTTTTTAGTTTATGGACCTCCAGGTTCAGGTAAGAACACTATGGTTGAAGCTTTAGTTAAGTGCATGGGCACTCAGCAGTATGCTTGGCCTTTAGATTCATCTATTCTTGCACAAGGAGACGGTCAAGCTCACGGTTCAGATCTTTATCACTGGGCTGAGTTACGTGGACGTCGAATGGTATGGGTTGACGAGCTCCCAGACAATGAACGAATTAAAGAAAACTCAATTAAGAAACTTACAGGTTCATCTGAAATCTCCGCGCGTTCACCTGGAGAAAAACCATTTACGTTTCAATCGCGCGCAAAACTTTGGATTACTACTAATCACCGTCCTATCATTACTGATGATGCGATGTGGCGTCGTATTCGACCTGTTCCTTTGAACAAGGTGCCTGAATCTCCAGATCCAGAATTAAAGGCGTATATCTTTGACCCTGAAGGCGCGCTACCTGCAGTTCTATCCTGGGCAGTTGAGGGTGCTATTAAGCTTCTTGGCTCAAGTGCGCGCGACGGTCTTGGTTGGTGCAAGGTCGTAAGCGAGGCTTCTGATATCTATCGTAAGAATGAAGATCGCATTGGCATCTTCTTAAATGAAGAAACAAAGGAGTCTGAAGGTTCATCACTACAGATTAAGGCTCTATACTCTGTGTATCGACTGTGGAGTGAAGAGCGTGGTGAACGCCCGATGACACAAATAGCGTTTCAACGTAAGCTATCTGATCGAGGTGACAACATCGAAGGTCTTGGCTCTCGCGCTGAAATTAAAGGACGCCTACTTATCCCAAGAGCAGTGCCAACAGGAGATGTAGACTGGGCGCAGGCAACGCGCTTTGGAAGACTATAGGAGAGGTACAATGGGAGAACAGAACTATCCGTTTGGAATTGACTGGTCAACGTACAACCAAGTTAAACTAGAACTTACATCTGAGCAGCGAGAAAAAACATATAAGGAAATAAATAAGGTAATTGAACAATCTCAAGAGCGTGGGCTAAACAACCACTTTATCAGTGGATTAGAGCTTGCTGCAAACATAGCCTTGTTTGGTGCAGAGGACCTTATAAACTACAAGAAAAAGATAGAGGACATACCACATGACGAATAAGAAGCCTAAGATAACAATTTACCTATCTGGTCCTATGACTGGCAAGGTTGACTACAACTACCCGCTATTTAACCAAGTAGCATCCGAGGTTCGTGCCTTAGGCTACCGTTGCATTAACCCTGCTGAGTTTTATGGTGGACACGGGGATAGAACACATCAAGAGTATATGCGTAAGTCAGTTCAAGCAGTATTAAATTCTACGCACATGATCTTGCTGCCTGATTGGCGAGATAGCACTGGTGCCACACTCGAATGCGCTATTGCAAATGAAATTGGCATGACAATTCAAGAATATAAGACCGAGCCACCTACAGACGAGATCGTGGCAACTGGCGCTGGAGACGATGAGGTTCCGCCTGTCGATGGCACAGTAGAGGTTGTAGAAGCAGAGGAAGTTTCCGTTGAGTAATCACGAGGTAGACGTTTCTGGGTTTATTACAATATCACTTAACGCATTGGGAGATCCAAGAACACCTACCCTAGGCGATGTTCGTTCGTGGATCATTAAGTGCGATGAACTCCGTATATCAGATGATACCGAGCTTCTTGAAGGAATGCTTTCAATTGATATAGCAGTAGGAGATATAGAGCCTATCACCTGTGGCGAGTGTAACTTAGATGATGTTCTTGTAGTTATCCACGATTGCCAGGGGTTTGTACCTCAAAAAGAAACACCAAAGAAACAGGATAAAAAGAAGAAAAAGTAGGTACTTTTATATTATAGTTCATCTACGGATTAAGAGCGTTCTTGGGAGAGAGGCGTTCATCCCAAGGGGCTGGGTGGAAACACCTAGCCCCTTTCTTATTTATCCTTAAGAAAGTTGAGTGTCTTACGAATAGTAGATCCGTGCCACTCGCCGCCTAATGCAGTTGGGACGTTATCAGCGTTTAGCGCTGCTGCTATCGCGTGGTATGACATGCCCTTCTCGCGTTCCGTTCTTATACGCTCAAGCGTCTCCTGAGACACTTTTGTCTTAGGTCCAAGGTCTACACCCCAAACTTTTCCGGTGTCCCTACGATACTTGTGGACCTCCCTTTGACGCGACGCAATAACTGATCTTTCCATCTCGGCAAGAGCTGACATGATTGTCACTACGAAGCGCCCTTGATAAGAAGATGTATCAAGATTTAAGTCTAACAGTACAAGTCTCCAACCTTTGTTGTTAGCTCTGTCGATGATACTTAGGAAGTCCTTTGTAGATCTAGCTAAACGATCTACGCGAGTAACGAACAACGCGGAGGCTTCACCGGACTCAAGACGTTCAAGTGATGACCTAAGAGCTGGTCGACCTTTAATAGACTTACCCGAGCGACCCTCCTCTCGGACTAGTTCCATATCAGTAAACCCTGCCAACGTAGCCGCGTTGCGCAGTTCTTTCTCCTGAGCATCTAGTGAAATACCATCAGTAACCTGCATCTGAGTAGACACTCGAGCGTAGAGAAGAGCTAATCCTTCAGCCATTTGAACTCCTGTTCATTGCTATAAATTGTACAGTTCTTCCAGTTTTATAACCTTAATGTACAAAACTTTACCTATAAAATGAAGGAATAGCGATGTACACCCTTCAAATTAAGGATGTATGATTATAGCAGGTTTTTATACGTGATATACTACTTCTTGCTTTATAACATTTCAACTTCCGAGTAGAAGAAGTATATTAGTAGTAAAGTAGAACTGCGCCGTTTCTGCTGTTACTGCAGTTACGGGAGATGATGGAGTGATAGCGGATACTAAACACTAGGTTGAGCAAATTGCCCTGTCTCTGCATCGTAAGTCCAATCAATTCCCGCTGGGTTATCATCAGTGTATTCAATTAACTCTGCGCCCATAACCATAGACGCCTCTTCTTTATTATCAGCAACAATTATATTAGTTACTGTATTACCGCTCATTACTGCATATGTAGCCATTTTTTATTTCTCCTTTTTAATAATATAAAAATACAACTCCGCCACCGCCATTACCGCCTTTTGGTGAAATAGCGCTTGGATTTCCTGCGCCACCGCCGCCGCCGCCTAAACCACCATCTCCACCTGTTCCACCTACACCATTTGAACCCGCTGAAATAAATCCAGCTCCTCCGCCACCAGCGGCCTCAAATCCAGCCGTGCTTGCTGAACCTAGACCACCATTTCCGCCATTACCAGTGCCACCTGCGCCACCAGTCAGTGTTGCCGTAAAACCTGCTGCGCTATTATAAGCACCTCCGCCGCCGCCGCCAATAAGCCCTGAGCCGCCAACTCCGCCAGTAGCAAATGAACCTGAAGCAGTTGTTGCGCCTGCGCCACCGCCGCCTCCAGAGACACCAGAACCGCCCGCTCCTCCAACTGAAGTACCACCAGAAAACGGGCTTGGACTTCCACCACCAGATGCTGCATATCCAACAGAACCGTTAGAGTTTACTCCACTAGTTGATGTAGGAGCCCCCGTGTAAGAAATTGTTGAAGTAGCTGTAACGGTAACAGGTGATGTTGCACCTCCACCAACACCACCAGTACTGTTAGAAACTTGTCCCGCTCCACCGCCACCAGCAAAAACCATTCCATAAATACTTGAACCTCCAACAACACCATAAGCTGTAGCGCTACCAGTAGGACCAACGCCACCTGCTCCAACAGTTACTGTATTTGCAGGATAAGTCCAACCAGCAGAATAACCACCAGCCCCACCCCCAGTAGAACGTGTGTCTACACTACCTGACCCACCACCGCCGATAACAATTGCATAAACTCTTTTAATTCCAGCAGGAATTACAACAGAATAAGTTTGAGAAGTGGTAGTTGTATTTGTAAACGTTTGTTGCAACCTTAAACCTAAAGGTGTATCACCACTATTGCCATAAATAGATGCACTCA